TTAAAACGGGGAGTCGTCATTTGTCGGTGCGGTAGCCGCTTTGGGCTGTTCCGTACGTGGCTTCTGTGCCTCATCGACTGACTGTACTGCCAGGGACAAGAAGTTAAGTCCGCTCTTGGCGACCTTCTTCCAGCCCTTAATGTAGAAGTCCTCGCCCCCTACATTAATCTTACCAGTATAATCAGGATGTGTTTCTTTTTCCTTGCGGTCATTCACAAAGAATGTACCTCGATTTGTGTTATCGTATTGTTCGCTCATATTTATATGTTGGTTTATGGTTAGTTAGAATTTGTTTCTGAATCAATGAGTGAATCAATGATTACGTGTACTCCGTTGTCAAGCTCGATACCAAGGTGGTCAGTAATGACGTTAATCTTTTCACGCTGTAGGCTATCCCACTCGTCCACCCTGCGATACTTTTCATCGGTGTACTTGTATATCTGGTCGAACCTTTCATCAATCAGTTCCTCAATCTTGTTGAGTCTCTTCCAGTTCTGTTCGCACTCGAACTCAAGGCGGTCAACCGCCATCTTGATTGATGCTACACGTTGTCTTAATCTACGGAAAAACATATTAAAATCCTCCTTGGTTAATTGGCTTGGCTTGCTTCTTGCCGTGGTCATTGGTAGCGTCAGCATCCTTGACATCGTCAATAGCGAACAGTCCATTCAATGCGTACTTACGAGCGTAGCTACTGGCTGAACCAGTAATCTGTGCATCGTCCATACCCTTCTTGACCTCAGCCTCACGAGCAAAGCCAGTTGAACTGACAACAGCATTTGAATCATTTGAGTCAAGTAACTCACAGGTAGCCTTGACGTATACACGACCACCTACCTCAACGATTTCATCGTGAATGATAAGTGAGCATTCGTTCTCAGCAAGTAATGGTTTGACTGCGGTAAGGATGTCCTCACAGGAGCGGTACTTGTACCCCCCGAATTTATTAGTCTGCCCCTTCGGAGCTTTGAGGGATGACTGAATCCCTTGTAATTTTTGGTGTAGGTTTTTACTCATATTTTTCTTTCGTTAGTGCACGGAATAAATCCGCACGATGATGGTGATTTGTACAGGCTTCAAGCATTTCCTTGCTCGCACCTAACGCCTCCAACTCTGACCTCTGCTCATCAGCTGTCAAGCTTGATAGGAACTTTCGTGTTAGTTGTTTGAGTCCAACTGGATGCAGGACATCCGTCTTGTAGTCCTCAAGGTAACAAGCCATAGCCTCCAATGTAACAGGCAAGAAGTCCTTGTCCCCTTTGCACATACCAAGGTAGAAGTTCTCGACCTTCCCTAGTAGACTGTTGGCTTGGCGTGAGATTACGCCACGTACCATCCCAGTCTGGTGGTCATGGTCAAGTACCCAGTCATCAGTCTTAATGCTGAGGATGGGACAGCAGGTAGGTAAGTTAGCCTCCCTGTATTCTTTTACTTTGGCTTGTGTTAAGTAAGGCATATTGGATTAGGTTTCGTTCTCTTCTATTAATTTATCCGTGGATTGAACAAGCTTAACGAGCTCTCCCCTGTAGAGTTTTACATCCCTACGGAGTTTATCGTTCTCAAGTTCTAGTGCCTTTACTAGTTTACTTACTGGACATGAATCAGTTGTTATCTCTTGGCTCATAGTGATGGTGTCTTTTGGTAAGGTAAGTTAAAATCCCTTGCCCATTTGTTATAAGTACTCTGATGGCAACCAGCGAGTTTTGCGGCGTAAGGTGCTTTGTGTCCCTGCCTGCGGTACTGCTGTGTCTGTAGTACCATCTGTATTTTCTCTTCGTCAGTCATCCCATGAGGACATATCATCTTACGTCTCTTCGGAACGAAGTCCCTTGTGCCTGCTTCCCTTTCAAAAGCCTCGTCATCCTTCACGGCTTGAGCAATCTTAGCTTCAGCCCATTCCATGAATTTACTTATTGATTCTGCGTAACTCATAATTGTGTATTGTTTTTTATTAGTAGTGAAAGCGGGACGAGTAACCCAAGTGAAGTGTTATCGTCACCACCTTTTCGTTCGGCTGATGTGCCGAGCAAAGGTCGTATCAAGTCCCGAAGTTTGTCCGTCTTGATAATTAAAAATAAATCCCCTATATCAAATGCCCAGTAGTCCGCTTCGCTTGATGCGATACCCGAACCCTTGCCACGTGACATGAACTCCACGTACAGGTTGCCAGTTACCCTCGCCTTGAGGTCACGCTTTACCTCTACTGTTTTGTTCTCAAATATATCACCGAGTTCTTTCTCGGATACTTGACCTACCTCTAGGTCATGTCGGAAGTCAGAGTTGTAGTTCATGTTAATCCTTTAGTTCTTCAACGGACAGAATCTTTCCTGTACCGCCACGTTTTAATCTGCACCTGCCATCCTTCTCTGGCTTGACCTGTAGTAAAAGACGGACAGCGTCCTTCTCGTTGTGTGCCCACTTGATTGCACAGCTGGTATTACTCTCAGCAGGTAGCTCATCCACCCTGTACGTTATGTAGTACTGCTTCATTGGTATATGACTGTGAAGCCCTCGCCACCCATGACTGGGATGACATTGAAATCAATCCACTCATAAGCCTCGTCAACTGTCATGCCTTGCTCCTCGAACACCTCAATCATTTTGCTGTGGTCATAAAGCAGGAAGCCCCTGTGGTCAACGCCGACTACCGCATCGTCCAGTCCGTCAAAGCGGATGGCTTCGGGGTCAGCCCATTCTAAATAGTCATCAAGTGTTGGGTTATTTACGTACATAATTACATTCTTAGTAGCCAGTAAAGTTCGGCACATTTCTTTGCGACCTTGATTCCCTTTTGCATTTCATCTGAGTCCCAAACTTTATGGTGGTGTTTCTTTGTGTCGCAATCAATTACAACGGAGATGCATGAGGGCAGGTAGTCCAGCTTGTGTTGCTTCATTAGCATCCATGATTCAATAGCTAACTGCTGGCAGTCCTTGTCGTAAGTCTTAGCCTTACCCTTGGTATTGGTACGGCACTTGTAGTCCGCAAGGAAAACCTTGCCATCGGAATCATGTCCTATGAAATCAACTGAGCCAGCAATCTTGATACGATTGTCAGCTATGATTCTTTCGCAGGCGATTGGCTTAACGTCATTGTCCAGTACCCATTGATAAAATGGTTCAGCCCAGTCATCGTACTCCCTGCCTTCGGGTAGCTCACGCATCCTGTCCCATATAAGGGACTCAATCATATCCTCGATTGTCTTGTGAACCGCTGTGCCGAACTCCGAGGATGGTATGTCCTCGTTGGTTGCGGGGTGCTTACGAAATCCGTAAGTCATACGTTCTAGTTCCTGCCAAGGTAAGAAGGGATTCTTCCTAGCTAGGTCAGTCATCATGCGTGGTTTGTAAATTGAATCAAGGAAGGCATCCTTTACTATACCGAGTACTGTAGTAACGGATGGGTAAACCTTGTTGACCTTGCGAGCCTTCGCTGGAGTCTCAATGTCGGGCTCAAAGGAAGGGTCAGTAGTATCTTTGCAGTTGTAGAAATGTGCCATAGGAATATATAAAAGGTGAGTCACCATTTAAGATGACCCACCCTGCTGATGTCAAATCCTATAGGATTTATAACTTCTCGTTTGCAATTACTTGTGACATGAGTTCACGGAATGCTCCACGAATCTCTGACTTGAGTGGGTGCTTGCCAGTAACTACACCGCCTATCTGCTTGATTGTTTCCTTCTCGTAGCAGTAGACCTCACTTGTGTCATCGGGACGCTCATAAATACTGAACGCCAAGGTCTTTTGATTATCAATTAGATAGTCAAGTATCTCGATGTCGCTAGCTAGTGGTAGCTGGACTTGTTCGGGGATGATGTACTTGTCGCCATCCTGTAGCTCATGGAAGTAAGCGTCCTTGAAAACAAGAACTCCGCTTATCTTTACTTGAACTTGTATATGCTCCCCATTGGAAAGCTGTTGCCCTTCTGGGTATGTGTGTACTTTTATTGTGCTCATAGTGTTTATTAGTTAAGAGGAATCAATTAAACCTAACAGGCTCTTCCCATACTGCCGTGGGTCTACCTCATTTATTTCAGGAGGGGTTCAAGCTTTCTCCGCAGGAGTCCGAGGACTTTATTCCTTTGGCATAGTATTCAATTGATAGTGCAGAAATTATTTATTTGTGTTATAGGTTATTTATTTAATTCGTTGATATATATATCAATCATGCTTGAAATGACATTCCAATTGATGCCTATTTCGGCATCATGTTTTCGGTCAAGAAGTCCTAAGACTTCTCTTGCTTGGTCAGTTGTTAGCTCGATGTCCATTTCCTTTGCGGTATGTAAAACATCTTCTGTGCACCATACGATGCTGATTTGGTCTAGGTTTTTTTTCATATTTATATTTTGCTGATGATGATTATAGGTTATTTATTTATAGAATATGTGCTGACCGATAGTACAGGTCAACTCCAAATGTTTTGCCCAGTATGGCTTTACATACTTGGCGTGATAGTGGTCAGCTCCCCCAGTTATATTGGTTCGCTTTCCATGTACGATACTGAGTGCGTGAGCGTACCGAGGGTGAGCCTTAGCCTTGGCGATTAGCTTGCGGTACTTACCGCTATTCCAACAGCTGAACTGCTTGGGCTGTAGGCATACCTGCTTGGGCGTGAGCCTGCGTTTGTCAGCTCGGTTAAGGATAACCTCATGCACCGCCTGCATCGCCCCCTCAGCGTACTCACCGCCCGCTTCAAGGATAAGTGTTGATGCTACTATCTCGGCATCGTCAGCCAAGGCTGAGGTNACAAGGAGGGGAAGTAAAAGTAATAAGTATTTCATCGTAGTGGTAGTTTGTTGTCATCATTAATCCATTCAAGTAGTGCGACCATGTCATCCTCATCGAGGTAGTACTTGCACTCAAATGTATCAAAGCAGTAGAACTCGCCATCCTCATCAACGCTGAACGTACCAGTAACCAGTACGTCCTCGTGGTGGAAGGTGTCCATTGTAATTTTAAAAGGGATGCCACTTTCGGAGTGGTCAATCACCTCGTCTCTATCTGTGTAGTCCTCTATATCTCTGTACATATTAGTCCTCCTGTTTGTTGTAGTCCTCAGTCTCAATACCGAGGAGATTGTTGATTCGTTTGAGCTGTTGCTCGTGGTACTCCATGCCTTCCTTGTTGCTCTCGGTTATGCACCGATGGTACTCGTTGACATGGTTGGTGTACTCAATTGCTAGTTCTGATATTTTACTCATGGTGTTATATGGCTGATTGGTAGTATAGGTATCCGTCTGGTGAGGTGATTGAATAACGAAGGTGCTTTTTCCACAGTCGTCCACCAGACACGAAGTAATAGGTCTGGGTTGGGTTAGCATCGTGCATAATCTCGCTCTCGTCATCCCAGACGCTGAGTATTGGCTCGACAGTGTCCTGCAAGGAATCGAGTGTGTAGTATTCGTCACCTTCGACGAACGGATATGTGTTTTGCTGTATTTTACTCATGGTGTTTATGGTAGGTTTGTAATTTCAAGATGATTGAGAAGCTTCTGCTGTACAATGTCAATCGTTTCATTGAACAGGTCTTGAGCCTCCTCGGTCAATCCTTCGCTTCCGTCCTCTCTGTCCTCCCACATCAAGTGAAGTCCGATGCGGTTTTCTACGATGGCTTCGGCGATGTCGGCTGAAAGCTCAAGGAATTTTTCGTTAGTGATTTTCATTTTCATAATGTTTGTGTGTGTGTGTTAGTTTATTGTTTTACTGAGTTCCTTTAGGTTATCTATAAGAGCTTGTATGTGTGCTTGCATTTGATGAGTTGTTAATTGCTTACCGTGCGAATGCATACTGGTAGTCCATTCGTCATCGTCATTGCTATTATCAGTTATCATTATGCCACTTGTGATTATTGCGGATAAACGTGT